GGATAAATATCTTCATCATTTTCTTTGATCCAATCATTAAAATATTCTTTTATTTCTTCTCTTTTAAAATCCATATTATCTAACCTCCTCTAAAATTTCGTGAATTCTAACCGAATATTTTGAATAATAATTATCTACCATTTTAAATTTTTTGCATTTGGTTTTAATCCATTTAACCAATTCTTTATGACATTTAAAATAATAAAGAATTAACCCAATTTCATTCACAGTCAAAAGATGAAATTTAGCTTTATACTCTTCTCTTAAATTTATTTTGTCTTTTTTAGTCATTTATTCAACCTCCTTTAAAATTTCGTGAATTCTAACCGAATATTTTGAATTAAAATTATCTCCACAATTATATCTTTTTGAATGTCTTATTTCTTGCACCATTTCATTATGCAATTTATACCAGTAAGTAATTAAACCCAATTCTGTCGGATTTAATTGTTCAAACTTCCTTTTAATTTCTTTTCTTAAATCTTCCATGTTAACACCTCCAACAATGTTATATATAACAATAACATTAACTTAACTTAATTGTCAACAACTTTATATAATTATATTTATATCTAAAATTAAAGCCACGTTAATATTATATAAAATATTAAACTATCCTTATGTCATTTTACTATTAACCATATAAAGAAATAATCTAGTATTAGTTTTCCTATTAATAGGTCTAAGTACCCTTGACCGCCTCCACACGCACGGCTACGCAGCAAAGCAAATAAAAAATAACACTTTAAAGGGGGTACCCCCCAAAATCGCATTGGCTCTATATATATATGGATTACTTCCCACAGCGAGGGGGAAAATCGAGTTATTAACAGGTATTAATTGACTTTAATCCTTTAGGTTTGTAGAATAAAGGTATGGGAAAAATACTTACAGACAAGCAAAAAGTCTTTGTTCAGCACTTTAGTCAAACAGGGAATGCAACTCAGGCAGCAAAGAACGCAGGATACTCGCCCAAGACAGCAGAACAGCAAGGTTATGAGCTTAAAAACAAACTATCTTTAGAGATAGAGGATGAAACTAGAAAGCTAATGGGATCATGTGTGCCAATGGCAGTTGATAAGCTAAAAAAATTGGTGGAGGATGAAAGAATTAGTCCTTCGGTTAGACTGGGTGCTATTAATTCTATCTTGGACAGAACTGGTTATCAAACTACGCACAAAGTTGAAGATGTTACTGGTAAAAAATCTGACGAGGAATTACAAACAGAGTTAAATCATTTATTATCTAATATTATGGTAGATGAAAAAGACGTTAACTAAGGTTAATTATGCAACCTGACGCATTAAGGCAGAGTTTTGAGGTCTTGCACCAGAAAGTAACTGCAATTATTTATTATTGTGGTACAACTTATAGTAAAGATGCAGAGCTTATGCGTATAATTAGGGAGATTGCAGAGCCGTTGGACGATTTATATAGCCATTATTGGGAGCTAGATTTAGAAATGATACCGAAAGACAAGGATAATATACTAAATTGAGTGAACAATTAGAACGTGCAGTAGAAATAGCTAAAGAATTAGAACGTAGAAAAATCACAAATAAACTAGTAGACTATAAACCTTATAAATATCAACAAAAATTCCACAATACTGTAGCATCGCAACGATTACTTATGGCAGGAAACAGGATAGGTAAGTCGTTTTGTGGTGCAACAGAACTTGCAATACATCTTACAGGTAAATATCCTGACTGGTGGGAGGGGAAAAAATTTGATAGACCTATTAGAGCATGGGCAGGTGGCTCATCTAATGAAACAACTAGAGATATATGTCAAAAAGAACTAGTAGGACAACCCGATGATCCGTCAGCTAGAGGTACTGGCTCTATACCATTTAACGATATAGGCGAAGCTACAAGAAAACCAGGTGTACCTAATGCTCATAACTCCCTTGTTGTCAAGCACGTTACAGGTGGTTGGTCAAGGTTAGGTTTTAAAGCATATGAAATGGGTAAAGAAAAATGGATGGGAGAAGCTGTAGACGTAGTATGGCTAGATGAAGAACCACCACCAGCAATATATAGCCAAGCATTAACAAGAACTGCAGATAGAGGTGGTATTGTATTTATGACCTTTACTCCTGAAAACGGAATGACTGAAACAGTTGCACAATTTGTAAACAATTTAAAACCAGGACAAGCATTGGTACAAGCTGGATGGGATGATGCACCTCATATGACAAAAGATGTAAGGGACCAAATATTAGCTGCTTTGCCACCACACGAAAGAAAAATGAGGGAACAAGGTATACCACAACTAGGTTCTGGTCTTGTATTTCCTATTGCAGAAGATGATATTGTATGTGACCCAATAGATATTCCTACATATTGGCCACGATTATGTGGTATTGACTTTGGTTGGAATCACCCTACTGCTGCTGTGTGGATTGCATGGGATAGAGATGCAGATATAGCATACGTTTATGATAGTTATGCTATGCGACAAGAAGCTGTGCCTATTCATGCAAGTGCAATTAAGAGCCGAGGAAACTGGATACCTGTTGTCTGGCCTATGGATGGCAGACAAGCAGATAAAGGATCTGGTAAATCGCTTACAGAACAATATAGAGCAGAGGGTTGTAATATGTTGCGAGAACATTTTAGTAATCCACCATCGCAAGGACAAAGAGATGGCACAGGTGGTGTGTCAGTTGAAGCTGGGATACAAGAAATGTATACCCGTATGCAGACAAAAAGATTGAAAATATTTAAAAATCAAGATAAACTATTACAAGAACTGCGTATGTATCATCGTAAGGACGGAAAAATTGTACCGATCAATGATGATGTTATTTCTGCAATGAGATATTGTGTTATGTCGTTAAGGAAATCTAGGATTAAAAATTATCAACCTAGTTACATACAAGCAGAAAGTGAGTTTAATGTTTTCGCATGAGGAAAGAACACAAAAGTAAGACTGGAGGTTTAACTGCAAAAGGCAGAGCACATTTTAAAAGAACAGAAGGTGCTAATTTAAAACCACCAGTAAGCAAAGGGAAGAACCCTAGACGTGTTAGTTTCGCTGCAAGATTTGCTGGAATGAAAGGACCTATGAAAGATAGTAAGGGTAGGCCAACAAGAAAAGCATTAGCTTTAAGAAAATGGGGATTTGGGAGTGTAGCAGCAGCTAGAAGTTTTGCTGCTAATAATAAAAAGTCATAGGAGATTTGCAATATGCCAATGGGTAAAGGAACATACGGAAGTAAAAAAGGTAGACCACCAAAAAAAGGTAAACTTACAGCAGGTCAAAAAAAATTACCAGCTACACTTAAAAGTAAAATTATGAAAGCGAAGAAAAAAAAATGAAGAAAAAACCTGGATTATACGCAAATATAAATAAAAGGAAGAAAGCAGGTACAAGTAGACCTAAATCTAAATCTACTATATCCTCAAAAGCATATGCAAATATGAAAGCTGGTTTTCCTAAAAAGAGGAAAAAATAATGGGTGGAGTAGCAAGAGTTTTTACAAGTATTTTCAAAGGTGTAACAAAAAGTGTTAAAAAGAAAAAACCTGCACAAATTATTGAAAAACCTAAAGAAGTTGCTAAAACAACAGCACAACAAACTTCTGCAAGGTTAGGGTCAGCATATGGTGCATCATCTACTTTGTTAGGTGGAGCAACTGGAATTACTGAACAAGCTAAAACATCGAGAACTTTATTAGGATCATAATGATAAAACCAGTATTTGATGAGTCTAAAAAACAAGAATTTTATGATTGGATATCGCCTAGAGCAGATATTGAAACAGATGATTATGAAATTATAGGTTTTGTAGATGAAAAAAATAATATTGTAGGTGCAATATTGTTTTGTAATTATGATGGTAATAATATCTATGTTCATATTGCTGCAGATACACCAAAAGCAGTTCAAAGAAGATATATAAAATTAATGTTTGATTACATTTTTAATCAAGTTAATTGTCAAAGAGTAACTACAATTTGTTTGCCTAACAAATTAAGAAGTAAAAAATTAATAGAAGGTGTTGGTTTTAAACAAGAAGGATTATTAAAAAATTATTTAAAAAAAGAAAATCAATTGCATGATGTTATAATATACGGAATGCAAAGAGAGGAGTGTATATGGGTTTCTTAGGAAGTATATTTGCACCTAAAATGCCAAAACCACCACCTATTGATACAAGTTTAAGAGATCGTGAAGCTGCTGCTCAAGCAAAATTAGAAAAAGAAAAGCAACGACTTTTATCTTCTGGTAGAATGGGTATGAGTTCTACTATACTTACAGGTGGCCAAGGTGTTACAGATGAAGCTGAAACAGGTCGTACCTTGTTAGGTGGGTTGTAATGGAAAAATTTAATTATTTTAAAAAAAGACTAAACTCTATGTCTAGCACTAGAGGTACATGGGAAGATCATTGGCAAGAAATACTTGATTATGTAATGCCAAGAAAAGCTGATGTTACTTTTACTAGAACAAAAGGTGACCAAAGAACAGAAATATTATTTGATTCAACAGCTATGACATCTACTACTTTATTAGCTGCAACTATGCAAGGTACTTTGACATCACCATCGCTACAATGGTTTCATATCAAAATAAGAGAAACTGAAATAAATTTAGATAGAGACGTGCAGCTCTGGTTAGAAGATTCTGCAAAACGTATGTATGATTTGTTTAATCAAACTAATTTTAATTCAGAAGTACACGAACTTTATCTTGATTTAGTTGCTATGGGAACAGGTTGTTTGTTTATTGAAGAAGGCAACAAAGGATTTGCTACTGATCAAATACACTTTAAAGCTATGCATATTTCTGAATATTATATACAAGAAAATATTTCAGGGTATGTAGATACTTTATATCGAAAATATAAATTATCTGCAAGACAAGCTGTGCAAGAATTTGGCAAAGATAATCTTGGTGAAAAAGTATTACAAGCTGCTGCAGATAAACCAGATAAAGAATTTAATTTTATTCATGCAGTTGAACCTACTGAAGATTACGAAAGAGCAATGGGTAAATCTAATACTAAGTTACCATTTCATTCATGTCATGTATGTGAAGAAGATAAAATGATTGTACGAGTAGGAGGATACAACGAGTTTCCTTACCTTGTACCTAGATGGTCAAAAGCAACAGGCGAAATATATGGTCGTTCACCATCTTACAATGCATTACCAGATATTAAAACACTTAACAAAGCAGTAGAAATAGGACTTAAAGCATGGGCAAAATCTATTGATCCACCATTATTAGTACAAGACGATGGTGTTATAGGAAAAGTAAGAATGACACCAGGTGGTATAACTGTTGTAAGAAGTGATGCTGCTGTAAGACCTTTACAGATAGGTGCTAACTGGCAAATAACAGATTTAAAAGAAAACCAATTAAGAACAGCAATACGTCAAGCATATTACTCTGACCAGTTACAATTACAAGAAGGTCCACAAATGACTGCTACAGAAGTACAAGTAAGATATGAACTTATGCAAAGACTGCTTGGACCTACACTTGGTAGATTTCAATCAGAATTTTTAAACCCACTTATAGAAAGAGTGTTTGGAATTATGAATAGAGCAGAAGCATTTTTACCTACACCCGATATTCTTGAAGGACAATTAATTGATATTGAATATGTTGGACCACTTGCAAGATCACAACGAATGGAAGAAGCAGTAGCTGTTGAAAGACTTTATCAACTAGCTATGCAAATAGGACAACTTGACCCAGCAATAATGGATATTGTAAATCATGATGAAGCAATAAGAGCAAGGGCACAATTACTTGGAGTGCCTAAATCTATATTAAGAGGTAGAGAAGAAGTAGATGAACTTAGAGAACAAAGAGCAATGCAACAACAAATGCAACAAGAAATAATGATGCAACAACAACAAGCTGAAATAGCAGCAAAACAAGGTTCAGCATTAAAAGATATGTCAGGTGCAGAAACACAAGATGTATTAGAACAAGTTGGTCAAGCTGTAGAAGAAGAAGGTGCAGCAATAGATTCCGAGGTTGCTAATGAAGGATAAAACTTCAGATGAAGAATTAAAGCGACAAAAAATAGATTATTTTATAACATTTAGCTCCAAAGAAGGAGAAAGAGTTTTAGCTGATTTAACATCAGCTTATTATCATAGGAGTTCTTTTAGTAAAGATCCTTATGAGACTGCTTTTAAAGAAGGGCAAAGAGCAGTAATAGTCAGAATAATTAATCTTTTAAAGGAGGATAAAACAAATGGCTGACGAACAAACGACCACAGAAGTGGCAGATAACCCCGTTACAGAACAAAATTCAGAATCTGTATTAGGGTCTGGCATAAGTGATAATCAAACACAAACTGATTGGAAATCATCTTTGCCAGAAGAATTAAGAAATGAACCAACTTTGCAAAATCTAAATGATGTAGAATCATTAGCAAAGACTGTAGTTCATCAACAAAAAATGATAGGTAATAGAATACCATTACCTAAAAACGATGAGGAGAAAGCAGAACTTTACAATAAACTGGGTAGACCAGATGATCCTGCTAACTATGAGTTTGAAATACCAGAAACTCATAAACCATATTTTGCAGAACCATCTGTAAATGAGTTTAAAAATGTTGCACATCAAATTGGTTTAAACAATGATCAAGTAAAAGCATTAATTGATTATCAAGTTAATGAAATGAATAATGCTGCTGAAATGGAACAATCTGAATTATCAGTAAATCGTGAACAAGTAGAACAATCTTTGAAACAAGAATGGGGTTTTGATTACGACAAAAACCTTAGAGCTGCACAAAGAGCTATTGACGTTTATGGTGATGATGATTTAAAACAATTACTAAATGGACCAGCAGGAAATGATCCTGCTATAGTAAAATTATTTGCTAGACTTGGTGGAGAAGTTACTGAAGAAATGGCTAAAAATACACAAAATAATAAATTAAGTGTATCACCATTAGATGCTAAACAAGAAATAGAGCAAATAATGACTGACACTAAAGGTCCATATTTTGATGCTAGTCATAAAGATCATTTAGCAACTGTTGAAAAAATGCGACAATTACATGAAAAAGCAT